CTGGATCAGGTGAAGGAAAATAACAGTTAGAAAAAATATCTTGACCGTAACTTTTGCCTGTTGTAATCTTAATATACCTTTCATGAGGTGTTTAATAGTAACACCCCCTTTCAAGGGGCTATCGGCTCTTGGCCGAAGGATTTTAAGCGGGGTTGCTTATTACAACCCCTGCTTAATCCCCTGAATACTTCTATCTGATTTGTTATCTACTTGCAACATGTTTACAGCACCCACTATCTATCTATAATTATTTTTGTACTCTCAATGTATTTGTTTAAATCATCGATATGGTATAAAACACGGCGGCCTATTTTGTGATAATTTAAACCTTTGCGCTGGTGTCTCCAATTATGTAACGTTTGCTCTGATAACCCTAAATACTTTGCCGCCTCTTTGTTACTAAGCAATTTCTGTTCCATCAACGGTCTCCCCTTTCCAGGAATCGTAATTTTCACCCCGGCACTCTTCAGGCAGTGACTCTATGTATTCGATATGGTCGTTCCAGTGCGGCTTTATCAGCGGGTGGGCATGTTGTAGCGCTCTGTCATAATCACCCCTAAGCAAATGTTCAGTGCAGGAGCCGGGTTTCAGTCCATGGCTGATCCATAAATCGATCGCGCTTGTAATACTGGTACAAACTCGCATTAGCTTTCCTTTAGTTTTGAAACCCCCGTGTAGCAATCTTTGAACTCTTCGGTGTTACAGCATTTCATAAATGAAAATCCCTAAGTAAAAACTAACTACGTTACGTTCTGCTATCGTTCGTCAAAGTTACCTACCTACAAAAACTTGGGCATCAATCTACATAGACACCGTGGGGGTCGGACCGGTCAACGTCTAGACGGTACAGCTTCTAAGTTGCTCCGTCTACAATTTAAAGTATTTTTATCTAAATATCTCACGACTAGTTGATCCGTTGGGTTTAGCTTCAGTATGAAACGGCTCAAATATACACCGTCCCGGCCCCTAACTTGCCAGTAACTTGTTGATCGTTTTCGGTCAAGAAATGAATGCCAGTCACCATGTGAGCTTACCCGGTCAAAATCTTCAACGTCAATAATAGCAGAACACCTTAATTCAAGCTCTGTTTGCCCTTTCTTTTTTCTCCCGTAAATGTGAATTAAAACCGTTTCATTTTCTTCGATTAGTTCATAGTCTGTAGCCATCGTTTACCCTTTCATAAAGTGTTAGTTAAAATTATGGTTTACTCTGAATGCCTCTTGTTATCAGACAGCCGATCGTTAACACGTCGTCAACGACAACGATCGCTTTTTTATACGTGACGGTTTTTTCAACATAACCCCGCGCGTGCATAGAGCCGATATAACGCATAGTGTTTTTGTACGTCTCTCCAAAGACTACTATTGATTCACCTTCTTTTATCGCGGCTATCTTTGATGCCAGTGAGTATTTATATACTTTTGCTCCCATTACTTTTTCCCTTTTTTATTGTCGAAAAATTAAAAAAAGGCTAAGCCTTTTTGAATAGGCTAAGCCTTTTTTTAAAAAGTATTAAAATTAAAACGGTATATCATCATCCTGGTTTTGTTGATTCTGTTGCCCGTTATTTCGCTGATTAGCGTTAAACCCGTTATTTTGTTGATTATTTTGGTTGACTGGTGGTTGATTAAACCCCTGTTGTTGTTGCTGTTGCTGAAAACCTTGCTGATTTGATCCTTGATCTTGAGCATCACGACTTCCCAAAAATTGTATCTGACCTGCTAAAATATCCGAACCATACATAGTTACACCATCTTTCTCGTACTGGTAGTACTGTATTTTCCCTTCAATGTAAACCTGTTTTCCTTTTGACAGGTATCGCCCAGCGTTTTCAGCCTGTTTATCAAATACCGTTATACGATGCCATTCAGTTTTTTCTTTTTTCTCACCGGTATTTTTATCGTTCCACTTTTCAGACGTAGCCAATGAAAATTTTGCGATAGCTACGCCGCCTTGAGTATACGTTACCTCCGGATCTTGCCCTAAATGCCCGATCAACATTACTTTGTTCAAACCCATAATTTGCTCCTTTTGGTTGACAATTATTTTGTACCAGGATAAAACAATTTTTGATGGTTTACTGGTTGCTCTCCTTTTCGATAGCTGGGAGGGTAACCGCTTCCCATCTACCTCTATGTAACACAAAGTCGGTTAAACCTTATGGGTAACGCGCCCTCATATCGTTTGTTTAACCGACTTTTGTTTTATATCCCAGGCCTTACACACCGTGTGAATTTTCAAGGCTTAAAAAGCCGCTTTCCGGAGTCGTAATATAGGCTATATATTCCGGATCGTTTTTCTTTATATCACTGATAAGATGTTTTACTACAGGTAACCGAGCTTCTAAAGCTGTTGCATAAGTTATATAATCAGGGTCGGTCCGATCGATAAACGTTATAAACGGCTCCATTTCAGGGTGATAGCTCATAAAATACCAGCGCTCTACGTCGTCACATAACCACAAACTTGAATAAACCTGCGCTTTATTTTTGGTAGGTATAACCTTCTCATAACGTGTTTTTAAAAGCTCACCGGGCATAGGACACTTAATCTCTAAACCAAACTTATTATAGTTTGGGTCTAGGCCGTCAGGTGACGCGCATAAATAAGGATATTTCGCGTTAACAACTACGCCGACGTTAACAACTTCAAGCCCAGTAATAAAACTAAACCTTCGCTTTGCTTCAGGCTCTAGTGCTAGTCCCCGTTTCATATGATAACTTTCAAATGTCTCTTCACGTTCTCCGGTCTCAAGTTCAGCAATCTTTTTAAAAACATAGTCTTTAAGTGAACTTGAATTCTTGCCCGTCGGTGATACTATTTTATCCATTTGTGAAGCTGATAGCTTACCTAATTTTATCGCCCAATATGCTTCACTGTATTGTTCCATTTCGTATACTTTCATTTTCTTACCCCTTTTATGTGCCCCAAATTATATGCAAATCACTATTTACTATCCGTGTACCTTCTATAAAATACTGCCTTATGTCATCCGCTCCCGTTGATTTAACATAACTGAGCGCTATTTGTTCGAGCATCAATATAGCAAGTATTAACGGACATTTGCATGGAGTGATAAACTCAATATCCTTTGGTTCTGTTATTTGATTCTGTTTGTCATATGTCCATACATAAGGAAAAACAACCCGTGTATTTTCTGGTATCATTAATGTTTTTTTAACTCCGTCACACCATATACTCTTTGTTTTCATTACGTACCCCTTTTTAAATACCAGACAGCCGATCATTTATACAGCCCGGCGGATTGACTTACGTGTTTTGTATTTTGATCAAACACATCTTGAATTCTGCCTCGGTTAACTCCGCAAAATCAGAGATATTAAACTCACTGCAAACTATTGCCGGGTCAATATTTTTCCCTTGTAACTTTACAAGTAAGGCTGTTTGTTGTTCAGCCGATATTGTTTTTTTTGACAGTTGTTCTGTTTGTCCGTCATTATCAGCTTCGTTTGAAGCTAGGCCAGTGACAGCTAATAATGTATAACGCTGCAAGTATGATACTGTCGACGCGATTTGTTGGATTTTATTTTTTTTGCCTGAATCATCTGGTGGTGCGATCATTTCGCATGACTCGGAATGACCTAGCTCATGCGTTATAATACAAATTACCTTTATTAAATTGCCGTTACCTTGCTTAACATCCCAACTAGCTGATAAGCCATATTTTGTTAGCTCGGAATTAATAGCTGACGTTATATTGCCTAAACTAGCATGTTTATAACTCATGCCTGAATGGCTCACTGTTTTATCCTTGATAAGCTCAGGTGGGCTGGTTTTAAAATCCGCCATTGCCTTATGATAGGCTTTTTTTGCTTGCCGTTCTTCGTTAATTAAATGCAATTCCATTAATTTTTCCAGTTTATCCATATCAGCATTTTTATCAATCGCTAATTGAATTAAACGCATCGTCGGCTCTGTACTATTTGCCATTGCTAATTGTGTCATTGTCTTTTCCTTTGTTTAGTTGATTCTAAAAATATAGTATCCTTCAGATTCGTATTCATGCCCGTCATAACTTGCAAAATGGTGGCCGTAACCGTCATTTGAAATATAACCGTCAACCACTCTATCCATCTGTTTTAAAAGCATTTCACCTAACACTTTATAACATTCATTTGCTTGCGCTTTTTCAACGCATTCTGGACTTATTTCAAGTATACCAGCAATAAACCAAGACTGAAAACAGCCTAACAAGTAAGTATCAGACGATAACTCTTCTTTCATAATATCGTCAATAGAATCCTCATGAATTATGCGATAGTTACCTGCTTCAAAATCGGCATTATCTTCCGATACAAGTTTTAATGCTTCTTTTATATCTTCAGTCTCTAGGCCAATGGTCTCAAGTTGTTTTCTAAAATGTTTGTAGTTCATGTTATTTTACCTCGCTATTTTCAAATTGTTTCCATGCTGTTTTTATATATTTTGGATAGCGATAAACAAAACCGTTTGTATAAACTTTGTTTGTCAAATCGCATAAATTACTTACTGAATGTTTCCTTGACATTGTATAGCCCATAAGTTTCCATGATATATATACAATGTTCCCGACGCGTTCGATTTTATATTTTCTTGTTTTAGTTTTCTGGTTCATTTTTATACCTCGCTAATTATTTTGTAAATAGCCGAAATTGTTTCGATCGTCGTTTCGTCGATAATTTTGATATCAGCGTATTCTATACGGGTATTAAACCCGGTCCCCTTGAAAAGGACCATTGACGATTTACAAATCAAAACACCTACTATCATTGCTTCATATTTAGGCTTTAAAACGAATTGACCATTACTGAATTCAAAAGCCGTTTCCGTTTCAGTCATTTCCGCGCCGTCAATGTTATCAATCTGCTTTTGAAAATGTTTACGCATACCGGGTATATCGTCAACGCTTATCATTGCTATCCGTTTACACTCGAATTTTTTACCTTTTAAATCTTTCTTTAGTTTTAACATTTTTATACCTCATTTTTATACCCGGCGGACCGGGCGTTAATTTAAAGATCAAAACTTAAATAAATTGTATCAACTACCTTTTCAATATACTCTTTATTGAAGGTTGTTCGCGCTTGAATACTATAGACCATGGCAGTTTTTAACCATGGTTTATTCTGCCAGTTTTCAACTCCGTGAATAAGAACGTTGACATAGGATATAATTATATTAAAAGCGATTGCTCCCGGAATTACAGTTTTACAAGTTTTCATTTTTATACCTCATTAAATTCTATCGTAAAAATTAAAACAGGAAACTCTTCACTGTCGAGCTGGTCGTCGTTCATATCAGCAAAACAAAACTCCAGATCTGGAAACGCTATTTTATCATGATCGTTTTTAATATAATCCGCGATCTCTTTTAATTCTGAATTGATTGACTCCATTGCTACCTCATAACTAACATCATGATGTTCAGCAGTATATTCAATGTGATCGAACAAAATTGAGATCTCTTGCTTAAGTTGTTCAAGTACTTCTTTTTTTGTCGTTTTATTGTCAACGGTTAACGGAATCATTACTCCGCTTGTCCCGCCAAAATAATCTGACATCATTACTCCGCGTTCTTGTATTGTTATTTCTTTAGTCATTTGATTATACCTCATTATATTGAAAACGGTTAATATTAGCGTTATATTTAAAGCCATTGCCGTAAGTTGTTCCGAAAACGTTTTCATGGCTGTAATAACTAATAAGATCTCTGATTTGATCGGTTAACAGTATTTCGCTCCATTCCTGACACGACATCCCCGCGTATTGACAAACAGCGCTAAAATCAGCCCATGCGCATTCATCAAAAATATCAGTATCAGCATTTAAATCGCTCCAATCAAAAGTTATTGCATCGTTATTATCATCAAAACCAATTGCATAAAAAAACCGGATTTGTGTTCCACAATCTGACTCAATCCATGCCAAGTTATATTCGAATAAACTTGTTTCAATATTCGCGTCTGGTCCTTCTATTTTGTTCATATTAAACCTTGTTTTCATTTTAATTACCTTTTGTTTGTATTGTTAACGATGCATGCCCGAACGCCGAGCTTATAGCCATGATATAATTACCGCTTGTAAATTTATCAATATAATGGCTTGTTGGTAGTTTATCTGTATAGTTGTAGTAGTCGCCAGTATCCCATTGCTTTAAATGGTTGAGCTGGTTTTCAGCGCTCCATGTAAAAAAGTCGTCTGGTAGGTCGTGTCCTTCTAAGTAAATGATATGCGCGTATTGTTTTTTCATTTTATTTATCCCCTTATATATAGTTGCAAGTTTTGCCGTAGCAATAAATTGTTGCGTCGATTAAAAATGTTATTGTTAAAATTGTTATCATGCCAAAACCCCTTTGTTACTTAGTTAATCCCAATTACAGTACCCATGTTACACCATACAAAACGCAATGTCAACCATAATCTTTTTGCCTTGCTTTTTACATTGTTGCATTTCGTTGCACAAATTTGCCATTGACAGCATAATTTTACAATGGTATTATTAGGTAGATTTAAACGCTTAACAGCATTAACAAAGGGGTTAACAAATGAATGAATTTAAAACAAACGACGCGTCAATGCCGATCATCATAGAGTTTGATATTGACGCGCATGATGGCTCCGTCATTATCACAGGCTTTAAAATAGATCGCTCTGAAATTAACGACGATGATATACTTGATATGTTTTCAGATGATATCTTAGAGCAAGAAAAACAAATCAATGACGACATAAAATTAGAGATCGCGCTCGAACGACTCACGGATATAAAAGCAATGCGGAGTGATAGCACTCGCATCGGCTGGGATGATTAAAATAAAAGGAATAAGGCAATGGAAACATACAGAATAATTGAAAAGCAAAATCTTAATTCACTCCGGACTCCAGAAATAAAAAAGTTCAAAACGTTAACCGCTGCAAAACAATACGCTACACGTAACCAAGTCTGGGTGGGGACGGTTCTTGAGATTCAGAGCGAAAATGGAACGACTCTTTGCTGTAAAGGTCGTGACGGCTGGCATAATGACGTTGATTATTTGAATTATTAAAAGGGGGACACAATGGTAGATTATGATGAGTGCTTAACATGCGAGTATATAGAGCAACCGGACGCATGCCAAGGCTGCAATGAAGCAACCGAACATGGGAGCTGGCAACCTGCTAAGATCTTGACAGACCATTTCGGCGACGACTCAAAATTATATACTGATCTTAATTGGAGTTTCTACGGCTGTTTTGGTAGCTATGACGAATTTAATCCGGCATGTGATATTGACGATTGCTCATTATCAGAGCCGTGTAAAAAAAGAAGGGAACAATAATATGAAGCCAATAGAATACTTGACTATAAAAGATGTTTGCGAATTGCTACAAGTCCATCGTAACACCATTACTAAATTATGTAACGATGGCTTGCCGTTTGTTAATATCGGCGGGCGTAAACGATTTATTGCTGAGACTATAAAACAGTGGATTATTGAGCAATCAACTGCTAAACAAGAACCGATTGAAAAGCCTGTCAAGCAAAAAGCAAGGCTTAAAACAGTCAAGCTTAAACCTGTTAAGAAACTATCACCAGTTAAAACAGATAGTTCAAGTGATAAGACGATTGACGATGCTAATCAGGCTTTTGAAGAATGGAAACGCAAACACTATACCTAAAAGGAGAAAAATGACCATGGGTCACTTTAATGAAGATGAATGTAACTGCCCTATTTGCCTGTTTAAAAAGGTATTGAAAGATAATAATCTTGAGACTGATTTTATACTAATAATACCCGACCCTAGCAATATAAAAGATGGTCTTTTGACCGGGACTATGCCAATCGAGGATGCTTATTTATGTTTAGGGCACGTTAGGGCGCGTATCAAAGAGAAACTAATATCTAATGGCCTCATTGAGGCAACTAAACAAACAAATCATTAAACCATTGTAACGGGGACCAGTGACGGTCCCCGTACTCTTATAAAGTCTTTTCAAAATCCTCGATTACCTTGCCTATTCCACTTATAAACGTGCTACCCAGCTTGTCAATATCGTCGGTATGGCTCGACGCCAACAAACCAGCGCTATAAGTCATTATAAACAAGGTTACCGCTTTTACAGGTATACTATCGCCATACTTTTTAGCCCTTGACTCGCTGAACAACCCCATTAATTGTTTAGTCAATCCAAGGACTCCGACATTAAAGCCTTCGCGATAGGCCGTATCATGTAACTCTTTTTCGCGATCTATCAATAGCTTTTCGCAATCATAACACTTGGTTGCATCGTTTTCTCTCAACGTCTTATCATTATCTATCAATGCCCTATCATCCATGTATCACTCCTTTATCATTCCTTTTATTAAACGCTATGGTTGCTATTAGTGAAACAGCCGCGATAATTAAACATTCATACGCCCTGAAATAGTCAGGTTCAAAGAACTCGTTATACGAATATGGAGTCTTGTCAACGTAACCAATGCAAAGGATACAATAACCCTTTAGAGTCGGCTCATACAAGCAAGTGACGTTTAAACCGGTCCTATCGGCAATAGCCTTCGCTATTTGTTCAGTTTCCATAATGATTCTATCCTTTATTTATTTCACGTTCACACGACCTATACTCACCATTCTTATGCGACTTGACTATTCTTTTCATGATCATAACAGGTGCGTCTGTATTCTCAAAATTGCTTACGACGATAGTAGATATACGGTCCCCGCCTTCAATCGGGCAAGCAAGTATTAGTGTAAACTTGACAGGTTGTTCCTCGCCTTTAGTAAGTCCATCTAGTATATCTGCAAAATCAGCTGCCATCTCTATTAAGTACTTGTCAGTATTCATAATAGCTCAATCACTCCAGTCACTGGTATGAACCAGACTTTGATATCAAATTTAATCTTGCTAAACGATCGTTGAGTCTCTGTTGACGATGTGATACTGTTATCGCTTACTGTCAACTCCGGTTCATTAGTTTGGACTATTCTATCATTGACGGGTATATCTTTATCGTTCAAGCTCTTTGCAGCTTGCTCAATTTGTTCAAGGGTTAACGGTACGTTCCCTTGTAGGTACGTATCAACGCCGGATTTATCTTTGATTTGACCTATGGGCGTTTCAGGCTTAGAATCCCAATCGGATAGACTCCGCCTATCTTTAGCTAATTGATCTAATGGTCTTTCAGGTTCTGTCAACACTTCCTTTAGTTCTATACAGGCCTTTTCACTCATATTGTTGACGATCACGGGTTCTGGGGTTTTGTTATAAACCAGTCTATCACGTTCGATACTAATAGGTTTCAAAGGCATATTCTCAACTGCTTCATTAAGCCCGGTTGTATCATCATCAAACAGTGACTTCTTATGATGGGGTTTATTGCCATGCGCTCCCTTTATATGCCCGTTTTTCAATGCCATTATTTCACTATGCCGTTCCCTAATAAACCGATTAAATTCCTTTTCAGATACTCCCCTATGTTTGGCTAACAGTCTCATTTCACTCAATGCCATTCTAAGTTTATCAAAGGATTTCGATATGGCTATATTCCTGAAACGAAATAACAGTTTAGGACCGATACGAAGACCTATGTTAGTAACTTTGTATAGATATACTCCCTTTGTATCCCGTTTAATAAACAGTGACAGGGTACGAAATTTAGTCCAAGAGTAGGAAAGGTGGTAGGAAAGATTCCCGTGTGTATATTTACTAAGTGTACGCTTAACCTTCTTATTTTCAGCGTCTAGTAACTCGTGAATATCCTTTGCTGATTTAGCCTTACCGTCACTGCCTATCGCTGGTATGATGGCATCCATGAGTATTCCGGTCATCCAGACTTTAGTCAAATATTCCTTATTTTCGTCGTAGTATTTCTGGTATTCCATTTCCTTAATCCTTTCCTTACTATAATTGATGGTTTCTATTACCCGCTGTAACTTTCCTGGTTCCTTTGGTTTATTAAAAGCCCTTCCTTTTATACTAGTTTTCTTAAGGGCATGGTGGTCAATATGTTCATTATTAGGCAACCTGGCAACAGTATCATTTGTATCTCTAAAGTACTTAGTTTGTCCATTTACTGTTATTCCTTTTGGGAGTTTAAGTCGTTCCATATTATTACTCGCAAGAGTCTACAAGATTATATTGTTGTGCACTAACAGGCGTGTTTGTGTGTGTAATGCCACCAGTCCACTCTTTTACGACTGCCATATTACTATCGTGTAATACCCCGGTTTGCATATCAGCTTGCCAACATAAAAGCCTTGTGAGTTTCAGCAATTGTTCTTTTGATTTTGCTTTTTTATTCCTACTTGTGCCTTCCCTTAATAGGTCATAATATATGTCAGCAAATTTACTATAGGCGTTTTTGTCTAGAGTCGTTCCGGGAAAATATCCCAGCTCATGATTCATTTCATCCAAGATCATTTTTAAAGTTTGGTTCATTGATATCATTCTCCTTTAGTTAATTTATAATCTACCGGACCAATCATCCAATTATAGCCTTTTATAAAATCTTCATGCTCTTCAGGGATAAAATAACCGAATGAACAAAGGCCTTCTAAACAATCGCCTCTGTGCATCAAATGGTTTCCAAGAGAACAAGAACAGTTAATATCGCAACTATGGTTTGAATATAAGCCATCAAAACCATGTTCCAACATATATGCTTCAACTAAGGAAATTATATTCCCATAGCCTGATTTCCCTAATACTTTCTTTGTGCTATTTTTTGAGCTTAAGGGTTGGGGTTCTTTATAGACTTTTTCGCCGACCAATACTTGATAAAATGTATGAGAGCTATAGCGGCTTTCATCAGGGCCGTTAGGAACAATTTGTAAGGAGCCATGAGCGCGATAATTATAACCGTCATCGTTTAGTCCGTTTATTTCCTTTTCAAGGGACTCGGTACTATATCCCTCGATTACGAGGTAGACTTGTTTTATCGTTTCTTTTCGGTTAGGCATTCTCACCCATTCCCGATTGATAATTCTGGATAAAGATGTTTCTATCTTTTTTCCATTGGAGCTTTAGTCCGTCCAAAACAATCGGACTGATTTTAAGATAGAAATATTTTTCATAGGGTTGAATGATAAAAGAGACGACTCCGGCATTGTGTAGATTCGTAAAGGTTTTTTGAATAAACAATTTCTTAGATCTATTCTTTGTTCTTCTGTCCAAGTGGATAATTGGTAAGTCAGAATTGATCGTTGCATATTTAAGAATCCAGAACCCGTCCTTGTCTGCCGGTTTCAATGTACCTTCAAAAATACAGGACGCGACATATTGTAATAAAAGAAACTCACGAATGCCGACCTTGTTCTCTCTCATTTGATCACCTGTCAACTTTGTTTCGCCTGGGAATATCCCTACCGTTGCCATTTTTTTGTCCTTTCACCCCGTCTGTTTAAACCCACCCGTCATCTTTTTGTAGGCGGAATACATTGAAATTTCTATCAGCGTGGGATTTTCACCCTTAACGACAACTTGTTTAGCATAATCGACCAGACTGTCAAAACACTTTTTGTACAATTCACAGTCCGGTTGTTTCAACATTTCGTGAAACTCGCTGTCATTTCGCCTGTTTTCGTCTTCAGTGAGTCTGTCAATTTTCTTTTTCCCGTCTTCTTTTTCCTTAAGGGCATTCTCTTCCTGAGTTTTAAATCCTCTGGCTGTCGGTTTCTTTTTTTCCTTCACTTCGTTTTCTACCAGGAACAGGTTTAAGCTGTCCTTATCGGAGAGCATTTTAGCCAGGTAACGCTTTTCATTGGTAATTTTTTCTATGCCCTTATCGAGCCGCCTTTGCCTCTCAGCTTTCAATCCGGCTATCTGTTGGATAACAAAATCACGGGGGCAGCTATGTGTGATTACCAAAGATTGAATTAAATCCATCTGTCCATCTGCTTTTTCTTCAGGGCGCTTTTCTTGATTGTTGGAAAGATTTTCGCGATTGATTGGAAGACTATCTAGTGGAAGACTATCATCATTATAGGCACCGACCGTGTACGGTCGGTGCTTATTAGCACCGACCGTGGAAGGTCGGTGGCGTAACGGCGGGGCTTTCGGCGTTTCATTTTTGGTCGGTGCTGTATCTACGGGGTTTTCGTCTTCCTCAAATTGATCATCTGCCGGGATTTCAATACCTTTCAATTCGAAGTATTTGTTCCAATCAATTTCAAAAAAAACCTGTGTTCCTTTGGTCGTTTTTCTCAGGTGTTTTATTAGAAGTTTGCCTTCACAAAATTGGTCCATTTTTTTCTTCAGCCTTTTTTCGTTTGCGGCTTCAGATGATTTTTTATAATATGAGTTTAGCAGTCTGAGATTTTTAGCAAAATGTTTGTAGTTATACAGGATGGCTTCCTGACCATCAAACTTTCTGCGGATAACCCTAGGATGTTTTGAAAAGTCGATCAAATTTAGGTAGATGTGTACGTCGTTATAGTCAAAGCCTAACTCAAAAAGTGGTTCCGCGTATAATCCTCGAACGTATAGTTCCATATATCCCCCCTGAAAATTAAATTTATCCTTGATTTTTTCTGAAGGGTGCTTTAGAAAGGGCTTACAATGCGATGTAAGGTGTCCTCTGTTGTGTTATGCGCCTTCAAAAATTTACCCGGTAGCTAACAACTGCCGGGTTTTTTTTTGCTTAAACTTCGCTATTAATACATTTGAGACTTTACTCTGTCAACAGGTTATCAACAGTTTGAACATAAGGCCAATAGAAACCACATGTTAAAAGATCTTTCAAGTAAATTTTATAAAATAATATCATCACTTTAGAGCCATAGGGTTATTGCCCTATTTCTTTAGTCGGTTTCCCTATATGAAAAAACTTGACATGTTGTTCTTGCATATATAGGGTTCATGCAACAAGGGAGGAAAGATGGTTTCTGAACACAACAAAAACGAATCCACTGTAGAATGCCCGAAATGCCATACACCATTGTTGGGGTTCATGCGTCAGAACGGTGTCACCTTCTCTTGCCCGAACAAAGATTGCGGGTACACCCGCTTTGAAGTCTTCCGGAAATAATGACAGAAGAAACCCCCGAATGGATAAACCTACAACGTGATTATTTAGGGGTGACCTTCGGCAAAACTGAAAGGGATGGAACTATGAAATTAGCACAAGCACTGCTCAGACGAAAAGAACTACATAGCAAAGTTGAACAGATTAGGCCGCTTACAAACAAAGACATTTACGAAGTCAAAGTCCAGCGTAGAAATATCAGTGAGACTATTGATGATATAACAGCAACAGTCCCAAAGGTAGAATTAAAACAGGTCACAGCCGAATTCGATTATTATTCAAGTCAACTCCGGCATGTTGACGCGGCAATTCAACAGGCCAATTGGACAACAGAGATCAAACCAGAAATAGAAGTAATGAAAAACTATAAAGAAGCGTAGGACACAACCGGGTTAATGATGTCAACAAGGGTGAAAAGTAAAGGCTTGCACGTTTGCCTTAAAAACGCAGGGAAAAGCTTTTTCCGTTTGCAACCTCTGTTTACTCCCCAATGGGAGTATAGGAAAACCACTGTTAATGGTTTATGGTTCGATTCCATATAGGCTAAGAGTTCAGGCACTCAAAAAACAGCCTGGGTAACTCCGACTATCAGAACTTTTAATTTTTAACGCCCGATTGACCGACTGTGATTACACCCTATTTCCGAATAAGATACTGACGACTAACCAGCTTTTGACTTGTTGGCATCAGTAACCCGGTTGCATTAAAGATTAAATTGAATAAGAATTCTGTGATAGAGGCGGCTTTATAGTCCGGCTTGAAAGGGGCAGACCTCCTGAGCTGCCCTTCCACAGATAAAAACGATGACAAAGTTCCCCGGCAGGGTTTAAATATTACTCCTTACGATTAGCCTCGTCTCCTTGCCGGGGACTTAAAATAGACCTCCCCGTAGTACAAGGCTTTGCTTTCTTAAAAAGAGCAAAGCCTTTTTTTTTAGGCATCCTGCTTGATAATCTTCACTCTCAGAATAATTCAATGTTGACAAACTGTTGACAAAACAACCTGGATTTGCAATTAAACGAAAGGGATAACGTTCTTTTTCTTTTTTATCACTTCTTTCAGAGGGGATATTGTCAACATGGGTGGTTGCGGCGGTCTACCTTCAGGCGTTCCAGGCCTGGACGGATACAACTTTTCATACAACATAATAACGCAAACCATAGTTATTCGGTTCAACCAACAGATGATTGTTGCCGACGAGATAATAATCAACGAAGGCGAAGAGTTGCGCATCGAAGGCCAATTAGTCCTAATCGTATAGGGGTTCAAAATGTCAAGAGCAAGATTCACATACGTTGCAACGCCTACCGTACCGCCTACTGGTACAGTTTATATCTTTGCAGATTCAGCCGATAACAGCCTTAAAACTATAGATAACGCCGGGACTATCAGGCTTTTAGATTCAGAAGCGGCCTCAGACCTAGTAAATTTTGCAGATGACGCGGCGTATGTTACGGAATACGGCGGGCCGGACGGTGGTAACATCTATTGGAATACAACATTGATGATAATTCGTTACTACAACGGATCTTCATGGGTTTCATTGACCGGCGGTGCGGGCGTTGGATGGATTTCTGAAGTCGCGAACGTTGCGGCATTACCACCGGCAACCGGTTCAGGCGACGTTTATTTAGTCTTAGCGTCAACGGATTTCGATTGGAACGAGCAACGCGGGCTATACAGAGATGACGGGACATGGAACCGGCTTTCAAACGCTACTTTAAAATCTGATACTTTAGAGTTTGATACTTCACAAGCGAACCCCGCACATTCTGAAGGTCTTGTTTTTTATAACAACACGAAAAACGCAGTGTCTTATTTCAATGATGACCCGGACGTAACGGTCAACCTGGGTCAAGAGGTTCTAATACCTGTTTATAATGACAGTGGCTCAACGATAACAAACGGGCAAATAGTGTATCCGTCCGGCGTTGATGCCGGTTCAGGCCTTGTAACAATAGCGCTTGCTGACGCGTCAGTAAAAGAAAAATGCCGACTTGTTGGCATGGCAACCCATGCTATCGAAAACGCGACAACCGGTTATGTGACACGCATCGGGAGCGTTGGGGGCATTAACACCCTGGGTTTATCAGGTATCGTTTATCTTTCTACGACAACCCCCGGCGCGTATACTACGACGTTGCCCACCGGCGGCGGTTATATTACTGCAATCGGTGCGGTAGGAATTGCTGACGCAACAACCGGCACAATTGTAGTTGATCCATCTGTGAGTGAATTAACTGTTGAGCTAACCGACACAAACGGCTTTCCTTCTGACCAGAGAGACACAACTACAATTTCTTTTGTAGATGGAACGCGAACGTTAACAATCGCATCTACCGGAACAGATTTTCACTATTATCAGACCGGGGACAAATACGAAAAAACAACAAGCCAAAGCGTTATCATAACTGACGTTGAGGGCGGTCACATAGTCTATTTTGATGAGGAAACACTACTATCAATAGCGAATCCGACAGAAGCCCAAATAGCTGATATCATCAGAACAAAATGCCTTGTATCCTATACGTATTGGAACGCGACAGACAACGAGCATTTGTTTCTTACCGACGAACGGCATGGCATTTCCATGAGTTCGCACACACACGTATATTTGCATTTTACCCGTGGTTGTCAGTATTTAACAGGGCTTGCACTGAGTGACGTTGTTTCAGACGCGGCAGGAAATGCCGACGTTGACGCGCAATTCGGGGTGGGTTTCGGGCTTTATACAGACGAAGACCTTTTGACATCTTCCAGCACGATAGCGTCAACAACGGGCCTATCAATTTATTATTTAGACGGCGCAAGCGGTGACCTTAGAAAAACAAGTGAAACGGGTTTTTCAGTTTTGACAGATACCACGGCAGGGGTCGGCGTAACGGGGCGTTTAGTCTATAACGAATTTACAGGCGCAACATGGCAATTAACAACGATAACAAATAATGCTTTCGTATTATGCCATGTTTTCGCGATCACAGGCGTTTCGGGGACTGACCAAACAATAGCAATTGTGGGGCAAGCGGACTATGGAACGATATCATTAGCAAGGGCCGGGGCAGAAACAGAGATATCAAGCCTTCTTTTATTGTTTCCATCACCTGAAATCGTTCCAGTCGCGACCCTTATTTTCCAAACAAGTGGCAGTTATTCAAATGCAGTGGCCGCACGCGTCAGAACAACGGACACAGGCGATGATTACGTAGACTGGCGGACATCTGAGTTGCAAGCCGGGGCAGCGGCATCAAGTCATAACAATCTTGCTAACCTTGAGCTTGCCGGAACCGGGGTCACATACGGCCATATTGACGATCAAGCGCAAACAATAGCAGGTGATAAAACCTTCAGCGATGACCTTCTTATCGGGAACGCAGGGGCAGGCTATACAGCTATTGACAAGGACGTTGACGGTCTTTTCCTTACTTCTGGCGAAATGGATACCACAAACAAATACACCACCGGTATCAAGTTCGGCTCAACCGATGCCAATTTCACAACCAACAATCCTAAGTTCCTGGCGGGTATCTTTGGAAGGGCAACAGAAGCTTACGCGGGTGATACCGATTCCGGTATGGCGATTGATTTTTTCACTACACTGACAAATCAGGGCGCGACAACAACCCCTATCCGTCGTATGACAATTGACTTTAATGCAATTACTTTCAATCCTGACAATGCCGATCAAGACTTATACATTTCGAAGAATACTTCAGGGGTCGCAGTCCAATACAATGCCGGAACTGACGTATTTGTTTTCGGCTGCAATATCACATCAAACAACATTGCAACGTTTAACGAGCTAAAGACCACAGGCCATATAGACTTTAATGTCAACAATTTAGATAAAAACTTTTATCTCAGAAAGCTAACCAGTGGTTTTGCAATCGTATTCGACGCGGGCACCGATGACATAACGCTTGGAAGCGATACCACAGCAACAGCAAAATTCTTTATGTCCGGCCTTCCGTCGGGAGCCACGGCAGCGGCAGCGGGTGCCGCAACAGATGAACTATGGACAACCGTAAGCCATGCGACGTTGCCTGACGGCGTTGTCATGAAAGGATAAAACAAATGGAAAATAAAAAACCCGACCCGGATAACATGCCGCATTACAGCTTACCGATTGATATTGAGGATTTTCTCAGGCTGTACCACGAATCATATGATTTGGTTGTCGCAAACTTTATCGATGAAAAATCACTTAGAGACAGAATCGAAAGGCGAATATTAGACACGCTTAACGAAGTCTTGGACAACCACGTTTCGAAAATTGTTAGAAAACATCTAAACTATTAAAGGGGGCAAGTAGAGCATGGATAGAAACGAAATAAAAACGCAAATGTTATCATTTTTGATTAATTCTTTAGCGAAGCTAATGACACCGGCGTTGATCAAGGACGCAATTATCGCAGGGCTATCTTTCGTGGAAATGAAAGTTATTGAGTCAGGCCCGGAACTCGACGATAAGCTTATTTTACCAATGATTAAGGCTATCCGTGAACTCCTGAATATAGAGGAACCTGAGTAATGACGTATTGGCTGTCATCTTCAAAAGATGCCTGGAAGCCGTATCGGGGTTTAGAGCTGACGTTAACTTCAGCGGCTGACAACGACTGGATTATCTTAATGTTGGAAGGCGGCGGGGTTATGTCCCAGGCTGCGACCGTGACCGTCGGTATCGAAATACCAGCGGGCGGGGGCGAAGGCTATCTTCGTTATACTACAGGCTCGTTTGATTCAATTGTAGCTGATACGGCAATAGGCAAAATATGGTCGCCTGGGAGCGTGACAGAAAGCGTAGACACTTGTTTCCCGGCTATAACGGGGATTAAACCGACGTGGGTTAGCGGCGAAATAAAGGTGATTATACTACTATGATGATCATGAAAGTATTCGACGTGTTGTTAGCTAAGTATCAAATCCACATATTTATCGTGGTCCTGTATTACGCCTATATGCAATTCAAGATTAATAAGAGGCTGGAAGTCCAGACAGCTGTTTGCAACGGGCGTTTCAATTTAATCGATCTTAAAATTAAAGAGGCAGAAAAGGATATCGCGAATGGTAGAAAAGAAAGTGAACAAATCAACGGAATTAGAAGAAAAACTGAACTTTTTGATGATTGAGTACACGCAGCTTAAAAAGCACACAACCAGGCTTGAGCGGGCCTTGGCAAGACACGCACATCAAACCGGTTCTGACAACATTATGAGGGCTTTCAAGATAGATACGTTTGTACCCAAAAGGGAAAATATGAGCCGTTGGAAAGAATAGGCGGGGGTAACGGATGGCAGAACATGTAAGGAAAAATCTTGACATACCGAAGTTTATTAAACTGTTGGAAGCCGGATGGACAGACAAGCAGCTTGCAAACTTTTACGACGTTCATATTACGACGGTGCAACTTTGGAGACAAAAAGATCCTGAATTTAAAACGCTGGTAGAAAAACACAGAAGGCCCAGCAATCGTCAGGTTGAGCGAACGTTATATGAGCGGGCAACCGGATACACAATACGTGAACTTAAACGCCACACAGATAGGTTAGGCAACATAGAAACAACAGAGACCATCAAAGAAATACCACCCGATACAACAGCTATGATTTTTTGGTTAAAAAACCGGGACCGCAAAAGGTGGCAAGACAGGGTGAACCTGGACGGAGACGGTTTGAAAATAACAGTCACCCGGAAACAGTTTAAAAAGAAAGTTGAAAAGACAAAGCCGGTAAGCAAGAAACCCAAAAAGTAGAGGGGTATTTTGGCAGGATATAAAAAAATAGAAATGCCTCATGATTGGAACCCTCATAACTATCAAATAGATTTGTGGAATTATTTAGATGAGGGAGGAAGACGGGCGGTTGTTGTCTGGCATCGAAGATGCGGTAAAGACTCAACAGCTCTCAATTACACTGCGACAGAAGCGATAGAAAAGGTCGGTGTCTATTGGCATATGCTTCCGACACAAAAGCAAGCGAGAAAGGTTATATGGGACGGGATCGACCGGGCGGGAAGGCGGATCTTAGAACAGGCTTTCCCGAAAGACATTGTCAAGTCAAAGCGCATTCAGGAAATGCAAATGGAACTTAAGAACGGTTCCATCTGGCAGCTATGCGGGTCGGATAACTTCGATTCACTCATGGGTGCAAACCCGGTAGGCGTTGTTTTCTCTGAATGGAGTTTGTGCAACCCGGCAGCATGGAACTATATCAGGCCGATCCTTGCTGAAAACGGCGGGTGGGCATTGTTTATCTACACCCCAAGGGGCAAGAACCATGGGTTTACAATGGCTGAGATGGCTCGGAAAAACAAGAAATGGTTCTACTCAAAGCTGACGGTAGAAGACACAAGACGTACAGATGGCAGCCCGATCATAACGCTTGACGCGATCCAGGAAGACCGGGAAGCGGGTATGTCTGAAGACATGATCCAGCAAGAATACTATTGCAGCTTCGAAGTTGCGATCCCTGGAGCGTACTTTGCACAGGAAATAGCGACGGCAAGGGCAGACGATAGGATCTGTTTTATACCGGTCGAAAAGCACTTGAAGACGTTCACCTTCTGGGATCTCGGGATTTCAAAAGGAAACGCGATGGTGATCTGGTGGGTGCAGGTTTTAGGCCAGGAAATACGAGTGATCAATCACCATGAGGCAGAGGGCAAAGGGATGTCCTACTTTATAGGTGAGGTTGATTCTTTCGCGAGGGCGCACGACATCACGTACGAACGGCATTATGCACCACACGACATAGGAGTGCGGGATATGATGACGATGAAAACAAGAGAACAGACAGCCAGAGAAATGGGAATCATTTTCACGAAGGTTCCGCGAACAACGAACCTGAACGATAGCATTGAGGCTACACGCAAGATCTTTTCACGGTGCTGGTTTGATGAGACAAGATGCGAAAACGGCATAAGCGCACTTGCAAGTTATCACAGGGTTTATGACGAAAAGAAAGATGTTTACAAAGATCAACCCGAACACGATTGGGCCAGCAATAGCGCGGATGCCTTCAGACAAATGGCCCAGGTTTGGGAAACAATTTTCGAACTTAACAAAAGGGTTGAAACTCCAAGGCCGTTTATCGCTGATAGCAGTTTCAATATTTTCGCATAATGGACAGGACGATCACTAAGGTCGAAGATTATTATATTGTTTTTACAGATAGTACGCATGATCACTGGTTATTGAAGCGGCTGCGAAGATCCTTTCAACATGTTTTCGCAGTGAAAAAAAGCCCAGGAGAAAAGTTCTGGATCATCGTTAACCCGCTGGTTGCGTACACAGTGGTTGAGACAGTGCCAGTGGCGCAATACCCAGATATCTGGGCGCTGGTTGACCCGAACGCTGTTATCGTACCAGTACTGGCAGAAATAAAAGAGAAAGAAAGACACACGGTTTGCGTGTTCAATTGTGTCGAAGTCGTCAAATCCTTACTTGGGATTCGGGACTTTTGGCTTTGGACACCATATCAACTTTACAAGCACTTAAAAAAGGGGGGGGGATAATGGGCGATACAGTCAAAAGGGGTTTCAAATTTGGTGAAGGTTATAGGATGCTTAAGAAAGCCGACCCCGGCAGGCCAGCACGGAAAGCGTCAAGACAGCAAGCGGCCTTTATGGAGCAGCAAACAGAAGAGATGGCCCAACAAAGTATGCTTGAAGAGGCCCGCATTGCTGAAGAAGAAGACCGCATAAAACGTAAGCGTGGGCGTATGCTGACAGGCGGTAGGAGCTTATTGATTTCACCGTCACCAATGGGGACCACTTCAGAGTTAGGCGGGGGGGGCATGTATGGCTGATTTGCCGAAAGGCTTAGGCACCATGAAAGAGCTACTTAACCGAGTGAAGGACGCAAAGAAAACCTGGAATCTCTGGCGGTCAATGTACCAGGAAGCGTTTGACTTCGCGGCACCAATGCGACAAACGTTCCATCATTACTCGCCAGGACAGCGCAAGAACCGGCATATCTTTGACAGCACAGCGGTTAACGGCTTAGAACAGTTCGCAAACAGAATACAGCACAGCGTCCTCCCTCCCTGGCGGCAGTGGATGACGTTTGAAGCGGGTTCTAATGTTCCGGAAAAAGAGAAAAAGGACGCAGATACAAAGCTTCAGAAAACAACCGACACGTTTTTTAAATATTTTAATCATTCAAATTTTGTGACTGAGATCACCCCGGCACTGTCTGACTACGGAATCGGGACAGGCGCAATCCTGATAGAAGAGGGCGTGTTCGGGCCTGACGAGCCTTTCAAGTTTTCGAATGTCCCGTTAGCTGAATTGTATATCGAGGATATAGACAACGTCTGGCGCGAGCAGGAAATCGCTTGTGGTAAAATTCAACAAAATTGGCCGGAGGCTGATATACCGACCAGCATAGCGGATATGGTTAAAAATGACCCGCTAAAAAAAATCAAGTTGATTAACGGTATGGCGTACGACGCAAAGGAAAAGACCTATTACCATCATATTATATATGAAAAAGAAGAGACGCTGTTATTTATCCAGGCGTTCAAAACACGGCGGCTAATTCTTTTCAGATGGCATTTAACGCCGGGTGAAGTTTATGGCCGTGGGCCGATACTCCAGGTCATGTCAGATATCAGGACGCTGAATAAGGTCAAGGAACTGACGCTACAGAACGCAGCTATCCAAATGGTTGGTTTATATACAGGAATCAACGATGGCATTTTTAATCCGAATACAGTTCAAATCGTGCCGGGGGCTATTATTCCGGTCGGGCAAAACGGGAACCAGAATCCAAGTTTACAAGCGCTCCCAAGGGCTGGCGATTTGGGCCTCGGTTCGTTTATCATTGAAGACATGCAGACAAACGTCCGTAAAGCCCTTTTTGTCGAACCTCTTGGGGACATAAGCGACCCTGTGAGATCAGCAACAGAGATTATGATTCGGAATCAAGAGATGCTTAAACAGGCCGGGGCAGCGTTGGGCCGTTTAAAGACTGAATTAATTGAACCGCTTGTTTCCGCGTGTGTAGAAATCCTTGGGGTAAGGGGCGTAATCGCTCCGATTGTCCTGGATGGAAAAGAAACGACACTGAAACAAACGTCTCCGTTAGCGGCGGCAGAAGACCAGGAAGATTTCCAAAACTCACAGGTCTGGTTCAACTCAGTAATGCAGTTAGGCCAGCTATTAGGGCCAGCGGCTGTCCTTGGGACCGTAAAAATAGAAGACCTCCCAGGATATTGGGCCAGTAAATTAGGTGTCCCAGAGGATTTGATCAGGTCAAAAGCAGAACGGGACGCACTGGAAGCGGAAGCGAAAGAAGCGGCACAAGCACAAATCGGAATGGAGGAAGGCGGTGGAGGACAACAAGCACAACAACAGCAACCCGTTTGATGACATAGGGTTAGACCTTGACCCTGAAACAATAAAGAAACATCAGAGTGAACAACAGTCAAGGAATGAACGGCTGGATTTTTTGATACACAAAACGTTTGCACAAACACAGTCAGGCATTGACTTGATGGTCTTATGGGACGAATCCCTGCGAATGGCTCCAGGTTTACAACCGGGAATGTGTGACAAGGAGGCCGGTATCATCGAAGGGAAAAAAAGTTTTATCAGAAACATTATTTTAACTATTAGGAGAATCGAACAAAATGACTGAAGCGGATACTAGCACCGATGCTACCCCGACAGACGCAATCGCACCAACAAGCACAGACGATGCCGCGCAGGTCGCGGAAGCGGTCCAGGATTCAGTGGATAAAACACCCGCAACGTGGAGCCTGGATGATAACGTTCCGGGGCAAGGCGAAGCACCTGAATGGTTTAAGAGCGAAAAATACAAGACTGTTGCGGAACAGGCAAAAGCGTATAAAGAGTTAGAAGGCAAGTTCGGAGCATTCACCGGCGCACCGGAAGCATATGACCCCGTTGACATTAAAGCGGAGCTGAAGGACGCAGGCATAAACATCAACCCTGAAGACCCTATGCTGGCAAAAGCAATGGACTACGCAAAAGAATTAAACATGAGCCAGGAAGGGTATTCAAAGCTGGTGAACCTCTACGCTGAAACATTAGCGGCGGAGGAATCAGCGGTTCAGCAATTAAGGGCCGACGAAATAAAAGCCCTTGGACACAACGCAGAAGAACGGCTATCGAACCTCGGTGCTTGGGCGAGCAAGAACCTTGACACGGAAATGATGGAAGGGTTCCAAGGCCTTGCAACGTCCGCTGGAGCCGTTAAGACATTAGAGCGTTTAGTCGCGATGACACGAAGCGCACCGGTTAATCCGTCAAACGCATCACCGGCACCGGGAGTCTCTAAAGCAGAGATTGAAGAGCTTATGTTCGCAAAGGACGAACACGGCAACCGCAAGATGAGAGACCCTGAGTATGCAAAAATGGTACAACAAAAAATGAATGAAGTTCATGGCACTGAGCCATATAGAGAGCAAATAGGTGGTTGACAATCTGTTTATAAGTTGCTAACAAGACAATAGATACAGTCGATACCTCCGATTTTCAGGAGCCGACACAAGGAACATGGCAATAATTTTTTATTATTTGTTCTTTAGTCGGCCTGAAAAGGCACCCGGCAAAGGGAACCTAAATCAACTGGAGGTATAACAATGAGCAAGTACCTAACGAATTCGGCTGTCATTGCCTTTGATAGCGAAGTAAAACACGAATACCAAGGAATGAAAACCCTTAGAAACGCCGTGACCGTCCGGTCAGGAGTCGTGGGATCATCATATAAATTTGCACGTATCGGTAAAGGGCTAGCAAACCAAAAATCTAGTCAAGCGATAGTTACGCCGATGGACATAGAACACGCTAGACAAACAGCGACTATGGCAAACTGGAACGCACCTGAATATACTGATATCTTCGACCAACAGGAAGTTAACTTCGATGAGAAGCAAGAGCTAGCACAAACGATAGCAAATGCGATCGGTCGTAGGGAAGATCAGATCGTAATCGATGCACTAACAGCGGTGACGTTCGCGGCCACAAATGATGGAGACCCAGACACAGGGCGTGTTTTCGATGATTCAGCAACTACTAACTTTACTCTTGACCTCGTTAGATACGCGAAAGGGCATCTTGACGACATCGAATCACCCGACGAGGAACGCTATATAGTTCTTAGAGCCTTGGCTCTCCAGAAACTTTTGGAAGACAGCGAAGTTACAAGCTCTGACTATAACACTGTACGTGCGTTAGTTAACGGTGATCTTGACACTTACATGGGTTTCAAGTTTTTGAAAATTGGATCAAGGGCCGAAGGCGGCCTCCCAGGCGTTGCGGCTGACAGAGTTGCCTATGCGTTCCACAAAAGTGCTATCGGACATGCAATCGGACTAGACATGAAAACTACAGTAGATTGGGTCCCAGAGAGAACATCATGGCTATGTAACTGTATATATAAAGCCGGAGCAATAGCACGCGAACCGCAGGCTATTGTTAAGCTTCAGTACGACGAAGGCGTATAATTACTAGCCAATAAAAGGAGGAAATAAAAATGGCCTTTGCAGACGGAACTTTGGTAGCATTACAAACAGCAAACAGCGACGCTGGGAAAGTGTGGCTGTACAAAGAAACAGCAACCCTTGCCGCAATCAGGGCAGCCAACTATTTCAACGATGCCGCAGACACTTGGGGCATGGGGACTGGTGACTTGCTTATCATCCTGGGCAGTGACGGCTTTGGGTTAAACCTAACCATCCTTACGGGTGTAAACGTCACTATGGGCGAGGCTCTAACTTCAGCATAATTTAAAAGGTGCCACCCTTCCAGTAAAGGTGGCACCTTTCTAAGGGGTTGTTATGACGAGTGCTATCGATATGTCAAGTAACGCATTGCAGCTTTTAGGTGACGATCCTATTTCGTCTTTTGATGATCCTGGGACGGGCGCGCAAGCGGCGGGGAGCCTCTACCCAGAAACATACAAGGCCATACTTGCGACGTATCCTTGGCATTTTGCGTTAAAGGAGCAATACCTAAGTAGGTTGTCTGCGACACCGGACCCCGAAACATACTATCAGTACGCCTTTCAAGTGCCTGTTGACTGCATTCGTATTTGGAAAGTGATGAGCTATAGCCGTTATACAATTGTGGGCCGTTATCTCTACAGCAATCAACCATCCCTTTTATGCAGATACATCTATAACGTTGACGAAACAGACCTGCCACCCCATTTGGTTAAAGCGATCGAGTATAAACTCGCGGCTGAACTTGCGGTGCCAGTTACGGAAGACATGAAAAAAGCTCAGTTTTATGAGCAAAAATATCTTTCACAGATTACACAGGCGCAGACGATTGACAGCCAAAACCAGCCAATGCAATCGATTATTGACCAGCCGCTTATAGATGTCCGGCTGAGTGGGTCAACTTATGCGTATTTGAGTTAAGGGGGGAGCATGGGTGTTTGGCAGGTACAATCAACGCTAAACCGGGGGGAGTTAGACCCTAAAGTTATAGGCCGGATCGACCTTGAACAATACTATCAAGGGGCTGCAACCGCTGAGAATGTCGTGTGTATACCACAAGGTGGTCTAACAAAAAGACCGGGACAAGAGTATATCGGGACGGCTCTAGAGGTCGAATATCCCGTAGGTTCAGTCAGGTTAGAATCCTTTTCTTTCAGCGTGGATGATAACTACCTGTTAGTTTTTACGCCGGGGTACATGCAAGTATATAAAGACGATGTTTTGCAAACGGATATCAACGGCACCGGAAACAGTTATTTAGTAACCCCATGGACAGGTTCAGACGTTGGTGAGTTTGATTATATCCAAAGCGCTGATACTATTATAATCACTCACCCAGATACAGAGCCACAAAAGATAGTACGGCAAGCTGATAATATCTGGTCACTGAATGACGCATTGATTGAATATGACATACCCTTTTTCGATTATAACGATGCGGACAGCCCCGGAACAACAGACGAAGTTCAGACCCTTACTTTTACAAATTTCACCAATGGGGACAGGATAAGGCTTTCATTCAACGGGCTTTTAACTGATGAGATTGTATATGATGGTGTAGACCTGGGCGTTTCAACAGCCGCTGACATGAAGAAGGAGCTTGGCCGGTTGCCTAATGTCCAAACTGGATCGGTTACTGTTTCCGCTACAACAGCGTTGATTTTTAGAATTACATTTTTAGCGCAGTCCGCAGACGAATGGGAACTGATAAAAGTAACGCCTACATATCTAAAACAGGCCACAACATGGACGGTCACGCCAGCAAGGATTCTACCGGCAGGGAAGACAAGACAAGAGCGGGTATGGAGTGCCACAAGGGGCTGGCCCGCCACATGTACTTTCCACGAGGGGCGCTTGTGGTTCGGTGGTTCGCAGTCGTTACCTAGCACGATTTGGGGCAGCTATGTAAACGATTATTTTAAGTTCGTTCCGGACGTTGGGTATGCTGACGAGCCGGTTAGCGCAACACTCCAGACAGACCAGATAAACGCTGTTACGGCGATATACTCAAACCGAAGTTTGCAGATATTCACAGAGGGTGCGGAATTCTATGTCGCTGAATCACCGATTACGCCTGAAAATATCGCTGTCCAAAGGCAAACGAACCTGGGATCTAAACGGATAAGACCTGTTACGATTGACGGTATCACCCTTTTTTTACAACGGACAGGGCGAGCATTATATCAGTTCTTGTTTGTCGATGAAGTACAGGCGAACACAAGTTCTAGCATTTCAATCCTGGCCCCCCACTTGATAAAAGATCCTGTTAAAATGGCTGTTAAGCGAGGGAGCGCAACGAATGACGCAAACTATATTTATCTTGCAAACTCCGACGGGACGATTACTGTTTTTAATACACTGACGAGTGAGGCCGTCGCGGGGTTTACGCAATGGTTTGGGGTTGGTGATGTCCTGAGTATCACAACAGTCGATAATATATTATACCTGCTATTGCAACGAACGATTGATGGAAGCCAAGCGCTCCACATAGAAAAAGAAAACCCAGATTATAATCTGGATAGTGTTGTTTATACATCCGGAACAGATTTAACAACGATTCCACTCCTTGGGCATCTAGAGGGCGAAACCGTCAAAGTCAAAGCTGACGGGGCGGTCAGAGAAGATGCCGTCGTATCTTCTGGATCGATCACAATTGACCCGGCGGCAGACGAAGTCGAGGTCGGACTTGACTACACCCCGCTGATAAAAACAATGCCTATGAATGTTCGGGGGGTAGAGGGTGGTCCCAGGATTGCCCAGAAGAAACGCATCTTGCGGACGGCTATAAATTTATATGAGAGCAACGGCGTTATTGTTAACGGGCAACGGATACCTGATAAGACTATCGGCGTAAATCAATTCTCGGCACCGGAACCATACACAGGAATAAAACGAATGTTCCTCCCTGGCTGGAGCATCGAAGCACAACTAACAATCACACAAACTACACCCTATGGGTTTACGATTTTAAACATTGCAAACGAGGTGAAAACATAATGGGAGCCTTAGCAATAGCGAGTATGGGACTAATGGCTTATTCGGCGGCGGGGCAATACAGCGGAACCAAAGCAGCCGGAGAGATGCAGCGCATGGAATACGAAGCGCAGGCAGAGCTTGAAGAACTGGCAGCGACACAGCAAGAGGGGGACCGCAAAGCACGGCTTGCTGAAGCTATGGCGAGTCAGGTTGCGGGTTCCGGAGCTTCTGGCATAGCTGCGTTTCAGGGTTCGCCTCTTACGATTCTTCAAGCCGACCTCGAAGCGGAACAACGGGCAACCCAGCGGGGCCGGTTCCAGTCTGGGCTTGCGGCTGAAGGCTTCCGAATGAAAGGGAAAACCGCAGAGAAGATGGCAGCGCAGCAAGCAAAAATGGGCTTGCTTTCAAACATTTCAAGCATGGCATGGACAGCGGGTAAGGGTTTGAGCCCAAGGGGCGGCAAGCGCTACAAGGGCAGCTCTGGCGGCAAGGGCTACGGGGCAGGGATAGGCACGACGTATAACCCATATTCACAACAAGGGATGGTGTCTTAATGCCAACACAAAAACAGCGGTTCAGAGAGACGGTGCCAATAAAACAGACCGATCTAGGGACGGGGATACCTGAAAGAACTATGTCTCTGGTTGAGAAGCTTCATCAGTTTGATAACCAGCTCGAAAATTTTGTTGGCAAGGGGTTTGAACTACGAGCGGAAAACGAGGCACAGGCAGGGGCAGAGGAAGCCGAAGCAACCCCACAGAGAGACGAAGAAGGGAAGTTGCAACAACCACCCTTCAGGGAAGAAGGCATCTTCGACCGACATAGGACAAGAGCTTACAACGCAACGTTAGCCGACGCATACAAAGAGTCACAGAAGAACGACAACAGGGAAAATTTAAGCCGTATATTTTTAGAAAATAGCATGGATGTAGCCGGGTACACCGCCTCGGCGGAAGCATATAAGACAGGAGTTTTAAAAAATGTCGACCCGTATATCCAGGCAGATGTGGGCCAGGAATTGGAACGTTCTATCTCTATAGGAAAAACCAAAGTCCAGGAAAACCAGATGCAAGCGAACCTTAAAACGGCGCAAGGTATTTTCCAGGTAAGCTATCAAAAGAATGCGCTTGAAGCTTCAAGGCTGGCAAGAGAAGGCGATACACTCGGCAGCGGAGAGGCTCTGTTCCAGGCGATTACAAACATAAACAAACTCACAATCGGCAAAGATAAAAAGGAAGAGTTGATTCGTGGAGTCGAACGAGAAACCACAGAGCAAACATTCAGATATGCTTTTGACCAGCTACCCATTGAAGAAACAGAAGCGGAAATAAACAAAGTAGAAGATGCCGTTCCAGGAGGGTGGAAGCCAGACGAATGGGACACGTTTATCAAATCAGCACGAACAGATTTGACGCATAGGAAAACAGTCGAAAGGGCGCAGGCCGGAGTGGTAAGCGACGCAGAAGAAGAGAACCTATTTCGCAAACTCGTGAAGAACGAACTGACTGAAACAGACATAGAAACGGCTGCGTTGGACGACCCAGCAAAAAGACTCCGATGGTACGGGGTAATGAACCAGAATACAGACAGGGCGAAGGCAGCGCGGAAGGCGGAGAAAGATCTAATCCGTCAAGAAAGGAATGATTTGTACACGATGGAAACACGGGCAAAGGCGCAGATAGAGTCTGTAGCAGAAGCGGGGATGGATACACTATATTCTAACATGAGCCTAACCATTGACATGATAGACACATCGAACGCTAGCACTGCCATGAAAAGAATTTATCGTGACATGGTCAAGAAACAAACCAAAGCCGTAAAAGACAGGGCGATAGAATTAAACACACTAATGCTGGACGCAGAGATATTAAATAACCTGGGCGGCTGGACGGACCCACAGTTATACGACTTTGTTGACAAGGGGTTGATACCAGATGACGTTTATATCTGGCAGCAACGCAACAAGGAAACCAAAAACGACCCGAACAATTTTAGGCATGACGTAGTCTATAAGCAGGGCTTAAGAGATTTGCAGAATGCTAAAGAAAACTTGTTGTTTATTGGTGGGGGGAACGAGGCCGGAAAAACAGAGAAACAACTCCTGAACAACGACAACCGAAACACCGGGGAGTATCTGAAAGTACTGAGACAATTTGAAAGGGAATGTTCGCAACCTGGAGCAGATGTCGACGCAATATTGATGAGGCTTAAGAAACCATACCTTGGAAATGTTTCTCAAACCTACATGGAACGTCTGACGGAGGGAGCCACGAAAGCGATCACAGAAGCCTGGGATAAAACTGCAAAAAAAACCCCAAAGACGGAGGCTAAACCGAAGGCAGCGGCCAAAGAGAAACGGGCGGCCCCGACACGGGAAGAGTTTTTGAAGGCTGCAAAGGCGGGGAACAAGGATTATTCAGATCAGGAATTAAATGATTACTACGATAAAGAATATGGTGGTCAATGATGCCGATATTCGACCCGTTCAAACAAGAAGAACCAGCTGAACAAGAGCCGGTCAAGCGGAAGGCAATCATTGACCCGTTCAAACAAGAAGAACCAGCGGAGCGAAAACCAATCGCCGACCCGTTCGCTGACCCTGTTATAGACCAGTATCCGGAAGTCAAAAAAAAAGCTATCGATGCCCTTGTGTATTCACAGGAAATGGGGATCGACCCTAAGACAGCTTACGACGCACACGACATAATTACAAAAAAGCTGGCAGAAAGGGGCGTGTCTTTTAACGATAACCCTATCTATGAAGCTCAGAAAAAAACCCCTGGTTCGTTTATTGGCCCAGCGCCTAGCAGATCTTTGATAGGAAAAATTGCAGAACGATTCAGAACCAGACCGGAGGTATCAAGGGCCAGGGCAGCAAACGTCATGGCGTTATCCGATGCGTATGGAATCACTCCAGCCGAGGCCGAGGATGAATACGACTGGCTTGTTAGAGAAGAAAACCTGAGAGGCAACCCCACTGGAAAAGAAATCATAGAGGGGACAGGCGAGGCGGTTGTCAGTTTAGCCACGGGATCTGTTGCAACACTTGCGGGCGGGTTATTTTCTGTCCGGTCGTTGTTAGCTGGGAAACCAGAGCAAAGCGAAGAATCAATGCGGCGTGTTTCTGAGTTTTTAACATACCAGCCGAGAGGCGCTATGGGGCAGATGCTCACTGAAGCGGGGGGCGCACCGTTCACCATGTTCCATTACATGGCCCCTATTGCCGGAGACTATGTTCTTGAAAAAACCGGTTCGCCTAATCTGGCAGCAACAACCGCAACCGTTGTGGAGAGCGTCCCCGTCATGGCTATGGCAGCGGGGCCGGGAAAGGCGGCAATGCTGAAGATAAGAAAAACGAATCTTTGGAGAAAGGCCACGATAAAAGAACGGGGGGTAGTTGTTCGGGCGTTGGAACAAACAGTATCCAAAAATCCGAGGATGTCAGAAGCCGAAATCTTCAAGAAGTCGGAAGATTATTTTCAAGAAGTAGTCCAACGACGCGATGCAATTAAAGAAGCCAAAGCAGAATCAGCCGTCGCAGCGGCAGAAGCTATGGAAGCGGGAGCGCCCCCGGTTGAGATGCCGGACGTTAAAGCTCCAGATGTTCCACTGGCCAGGGCAATAGTGAAGCTGAAAAAAGCGGAGTCGGTCAGGGAAGCGCACAACATACCCCCTATTAAAAATATGGTCGCAGCAAAGACGGGTCTTACAAACACCTTGAAGAGAGACACCCTGCTTCCAGAGGTGCAGAAACTCCGATACATAGACGGCGTGAGACGGGCAAAGAAGCCTGAAGACATGATGGCTATAAGCGATAAAATAATGGATAGCCTGAAGATCGCAGGGAAAAGACGCGACGTTCAGAACATCATTAGGGCCAAGAAATTGCAGAAGGTTGACAACCTTAGAGAGGCAATGAAATACCCTTCGCCCAAAAAAATGACAGCGGAGCAATTGCAAAAGTTTGAGACCGAGCTTCAACCCTTTCAGAAAGGGGACGTGTTTTTGTCGCAGAGAATCCTTGAAACTATAGATAGAACAGAACTGAAGGGCGTTAAGACTCTAAGGGAAGTAAGAGAGACGTTCGCTAAAAGGACAGGCATTCCGGTTGATATGCGAGGGAAAATCGTGGTCGGGAAGTGGGACCGATGGCTTTCTGATACGCCGCTTGCTAAACAAAGCCCGTTTCATCGTGTCATGATTGAAGACTTTCACAAGGTAATTTTAGAAGCCGATGCAAAATTCTATCAGTTTGAGGAAGTCTCAAACGCACTGGCAACAAAGGCAAGAGCCAGCCGGGAAAGAACGCTATCTGAAAAACTGATACCGACAGATGAACTTATCTTCGATTATCTGTCATCCCCTGATAAAAAAGCAATCGCAAAGAGAATGACTCCGGAGGAAATCGACTACGCAATATTCCTGGAGGACAAGTTTGCGGAAGCGTTGACGTATCTTATAGAGACAGAGGCGCTTAAAACCGGACGGGAAAATTATATTACAAATCTCCGGAGAGATTTTTTCGAGACGGCAAAAGAGTCAGGGGTTAAACAGGCGTTTAAAGAAATCTTAGAACAGCAGCGTCTGGATGAGCAAACGTTTTCTGTCAGGGACGAACTATCCGGCGAGATTTTAGGGTTAGATAAATTCTTTAAATTTGCGATCCCAAGGTCAGGAGAACTGACACCGACAAAGAACGTGGCAAGAGCGGCCTCTACTTATTTCAAAACGCTTGAAAGAAAGAAAGCACTCGACAGTTACACGCCGAAGATTATGGCATTTGCAGACGCACTTTCTGAAATGAAAACAAAGAATGATGTACCGGAAATAAACGCAGCACTTAAAACGTTTGTAAAGGAATGGATCAACACCAAAAAGGGCAAACCTGCAAAGGGATTTATACCTGTTGGTTCAGCCGTTGATAGGGCTTTCGGGGTTCTTAAAACAGCAACAACGTTGTTGGATCTGGGCGGTAATATTCCAGTGCAAGTGGCATCCGTCGGAGGCGAAGCCGTCGCGGTTTTTTCTCAAATGGGAGCCAAGGCCAGGGCAACAGCAAAGCGCAGGTTAAAAACAACGCAAGGCAAAAAGATAATTGAAGAACACAAGAACATTATAGGGAAAACACTCTTTGACGAGCTAACCGACGCGTCAAACTCCTTTGGAGACAAAGCAGCTACAGCGCTTTTTGGTGGGTTTAAACTGAGCGCGACCCGGTCAAATAAAATCCAGCTTTTAGGCAACCTGACAGAGGCAGAGTTTAGAACCGGGAAAATCGACCCAGGGCGGCTATCGCAAATCAAGCTTGCCATGGGAGAAACAAGAGCGATCCCAGGGCTGGGATCTATCGTTGGATCGACAAGAGAGGCACAGCTTGCCTCGCAATACAAAGGGTTTGCCATCCCCATTCTGAACACATATGGCCCGATCATCAAAAAGCTCGGAGAAAAGGCAGCCAGGAAAGGAACGAAGCTGACGGACAAAGAAGCCTTCCAGTTAAGAAATGCAATCTATGTAACGGGTGCCGCTTATGTCGCGCTCCAAATGATTCCGGATGACGACACCTCGTTTATGGGCAAGCTAACCGCTAAAGTAAAACGGGAAGCCATGACAATAATAGGAGCCATGGACCCCCAACTCTTTTTCGGTGAGCCTAGGACAATCTCTTTTATTAAGGAATTCGGTGAAGTCATAACCGACACGCTCACGCTTTCAGAATATGGCGAAAAATCCAGGAAGAAATTAAGAGGCAAATCAAAAGCCATTACGAAAACAAAACGGATGCTGACCCCTAGAGCGGTTAAGCAGTTCGAAACAAAGCAAAGGACAAGAGAGCTTAAACGTTAACACGGGAGAAACAGACGATGACAATCACAGCATTGGCAACACGGAACGAATATACTGCGGGCGGTTCGGGCGCAGGCAGCGAGGTTTTTTCATACACGTTTAAAATCTATGAAGAGACAGACTTAAGCGTTTATCTAACGCCTGTCGGCCAGGAAGCAGACGACGCAAACGACCTTATTACGCCCACTGGTGTGATAGGCGTAGGCGATGAAGACGGGGGGTCTGTCTTTGTTTTCGGAACAGTAGCCGGCGACAAGGTTACTATCGTTTCAAACATAGCTCAAAAGCGTGTGATTGACTATCAGGTTAACGGCGATTTTTCCGCGTCCGTAGTCAATACCGATTTTGACCGGACGGTTTCCCTAGTTAAACAGCTATCCGACGAAATCTCTCGAAGCTTAAAATATGAGGAATCAGAACAGGGCGTTAGTGGGTTGACATTACCAATGCCCTCAGATGGTCTATATTTGAGATGGCGTTCTGATCTAACTGGCCTTGAAAACACAGGCACCCCAGCAATAGTTTATACAAAAGACCCTTATGCAAGTATTGCAGATTTGAAAGCGGCAACAAATTTATCAATAAATGATATTGTTGAAACAACGGCTTATTATTCTGATTTGATCGGCGGTGGCGCTAAATATTTAATTGTTGCGGCAGGGACAGGGGTTGACGACGGCGGAAGTTATATCGACTTATCTGGTAGCGGCCTACAGGCGGAGCTGGTTTATGCCAGTGTTGGGGATGTTTTAGTTTTCGGAGCTAAAGGGGACGATATAAACGATGACACAATACCGATACAGAATGCGTATGATTTTTTTGATACAACATATATTCCTGACGGCATCTTTATAACAACGTCAACTATAAATATAGACCGCGAATTTACAAAGATCTATGGTAATGGTTCAAGCTCTATTATTAAATTTTCACCGACTGTTGATACGGTCTGTTTTAATATCGAGCTTGCAAACGGAACGGGCGTGATTGTTCAAACAGAGGTTTCAGGAATAAGTTTTGTTTCTGAGCATTCTGCCTATGCTAAAACAGCGGTTAAATTAGTCGATAGTAGCTCTTGCATTCTGGATAACTTAAGAACCCATACGCCGCAATGGGGCGCGATAGATGACGGTTCTATATTCTTGCACATTGCTGGCCGTGAGTTAGGGGCCGTTTCTAATATTGTAGCAATAGCTGATAGGCCATTGCTCATTTCACCGATACCGGCCCCCCATGTTGCTAATAATATAGGGATCGATCATTTCAATTTTAATAACCTATATCTTATCAATAGAAGCTCTGTATATCCTGTTATTGAAATGCAAACGGGGTTACTACTTACACAAACGAGTTTTACAGGTTATCAATCTTGGATTGGTGGTGCCGGGGGTTTATATTGGGTTGATACCACGACAACGGGGGTTTCAAATGGTTTATATTTGGGAAACATTCGATCAGAGCTAACAGCGGACGATACACAATATTTGGTCCGCATAGAAAATAATACAAACTTGCAAGGCCTTGTTATCGATGGCGGCCAGGCCGGGGGCCTTAACGGTTTTTATCTCAGGGATGTTGACAGGGTATCTTTTAAAAACTTTTATTTCACTTCGGGAACGAAAGAGGCTCTAAACATTGACGGCACTGTTGTCGGTGTATCAGCCACTAATTGTTTTTGGCAATCTGGAAGCACAGCAACTATAGCTGGTCAAAGGGTGATCTTTGAAAGCCCGAAAAACCCGAACACGGGGGCATTGCCACCAACTTTTTTATACGACGACTCAGCGAATGGTGATATTGATTTTGACATAGGGGCAAGATTAAATTTAGAGTATGGTCAAATTGTGTTCCCTGCGACCCCAAACCCATCAACAAATGTCAACACTTTAGATCAATATGAAGAGGGGGCTTTCACCCCAACATGGCTCCCGGCTTCCGGGTCTGGGCAAACTGTGAATAACGCTTATGGAGTTTATACAAAAATAGGGAACCGTGTTATTTTTGACATTTTTCTGTCTACAAACGGGCATGGCACCGCAAGTGGTGATATCACCATAGGGGGTTTCCCGTATGCTTGCGCTATAACCGGCATTCCTGGCGGTGGGCAGTCTATACAAGCAGATAATGCGGCTATAATAGCAGGGGATTCGGCTACACTTGTAATGGTTTCGAATACGGACACGGCATTAGCTAAACTCTTCGATGCTACAACAGGAACAACAGCGTTGCAAGCCTCGGAATGGGGGGTTTCAGGTTCGTGGCGGTTTACTGGCGCTTACATGGCAAGCACTTAAACCTGTTTTTTTGGGGGAGGGCAAGCCCCCCCCCTATATATTTACAAATCAAATATCTCACCCTTCATATTTTCCCAGGCATGATTCTTTAATCGAATCCAATACAACGGCAACTCCGGATATTTGTTCAAGAAGATTGCCCGTTTCAGCTTTGACATAGGGGACGGGAAACCCTTTACGTCAACGACCCGCTGGTTGCCCTGGTTGTCCGTTACCAAGAAATCAGCGATATAAGAGATCTGTCGCACCGTTTCGCCTCGGATCTTAAACCCGTCCTGGAGAATAAATTTAGGTTGCAACGTGAAATGACGGACAAGCCCGATCTTCTGTTGAGCCTTAAGCCGCACGTAGTACAGACTTTCTGCCTGAGAATCAAACTTAATGTCGTCGACGATTGTTTTTTTGTTTTTGTATTTAAGCGGTTTATGTTGCAAAGTGGCCCCTTGATGAAAGGAGCAAGCCGGTATACCGACTTGCTGTTTCGTTAAGTATTACTGGATCAGGTGAAGGAAAATAACAGTTAGAAAAAATATCTTGACCGTAACTTTTGCCTGTTGTAATCTTAATATACCTTTCAGACGGTGTTTAATAGTAACACCCCCTTTCAAGGGGCTATCGGTTTTTAGCCGACGGATTTTAAGCGGGGTTGTTCTTGCAACCCTGACTTAATCCCCTTTAATCTTCTAACTCATTTCCTGTGTTCTTACAATTGGTTTTTCTTCCCTTGATAATTTTCCGTAATGCCTTCCAGCGGTGCCAGTATTTTGTTTTCCAAATTAAAACACTGAGACTAAAACAGTACTGCATATCTGACGAACGATTATTTATATGGAGTCGCAGCCTGCTAAACTTGAATAATAGCATTAGCTTTCCTCTAATCTTCAAAAATTTCAATCAATTCCGTTGGCATTAGTTCTTTCGCACCATCGGAGCAAAGTACTTCGATGCATTCCTTTTCATGTTCTTTCTTCTGTTTGGTATTATAAAACTTTAAAACCCGGATTGAATCAGGATCAACAATGTATACCCTGTCAAGTTCAATGTGATCGTGTATTTCGAATAGACCGTCAGCGGTACTACGTTGTATCAATTTTGCAAGTTGTCTTTGCATTAACTTTCATTTCCTTTCCAGGTGTCAAAGTTTTCACCACGGCATTCTTCAGAGATTAGTTCAACGTATTTTATGTGATCGGC